GGGCCGTTGTCCGGGATTTGCGATGCCCCCAAAAGCAAAATGCTGCACGGGTTGCGCAGCATTCAAATCGACAGGGGTATCCAGCGAATCATCGCCGGTTCCGCTGGGAAGATATTGATCTTGCATGGTGCCCCTGCCAAGTAGATAGTTGAGGGGCATTTTATTCCTCAATAGTACTCTGGGACAAGGTCTCTGTAGCTGGAGCTGTCCGTGTTGTCATCGGTCTGCAGGCTGATGAAGTTGCCCTGCCGGAATCGCATGAGCGCCATGGTCGTCACGTCCACCATGTCGTCGTTGTCCCCGTTGGGAAAGGCCGCGCATTCCTCAACAAGCTCCTCGGCCCAGTCCGTGTCCGGTGCCCACACGATGCCCGACTCCAGGATCGGAGCGACAGAGTTGGCCCGGGAGACCTTGTCCGTGCCGGCCTTGCGCCCACCCGGCGAGTACACCGTCACCGGGATGTTCATCCGGCGCAGCTCCTGCTGTAGCGGCGTGCCGGTGGCCTTCGCCTCGATCAAGAGGTTGTCCGGCTGCCAGTGGTCGTACTGCTCCTTGGCCACACGTTTGAGCTCCGGGAAATCCCAACGCCCGCGCTTAACATCCAACAGGATGATGTTGGCCCCCGAGTCCTCGTCACGGTAGAACACGCCCCAGGTCGTGATGACAGAGTAGTCAGCCGTCTCCTTCTTCGAGTACGCCGTGTCCATCGTCTGGATGATGTAGTTCACCAGCGGCGGCTCCTCGTGCGGCCACACGCGCCACCACTCTCTTTTCAGGATCGCGCCCTCGTCGTTCGTGGGCTGCTGCTGGTACATCGCGTTCCACTTCTGCACCGACAGCGAGGCCTTGACAGCCAACAGCTCTTCGAGCTTCCAGAACTCCGGCCACAGAGGCCTGCCGCTGGGCAGGATGGCTGGCAGCTCAATGACCTCCCACTTGTCAGCGTTGTGTGAGGACTGGGCCTTGATCAAGCGGGCCGTCATGTCCTTAGTTCCCCACCGGGTCATCACCACCACGATGGCTCCGCCCGGTTGCAGACGAGTACGAGGACCGCCCTGGTACCACTCCCACGCGTTGTCCAAAGCCAGGTCCGACAAAGCATCCTGCTCTGAATGCGGGTCGTCGATGATCAAGACGTCCGCACCCCGCCCGGTCATCGCGCCGCCGACACCGACAGCAAAGTATTCCCCACCACGGTTCGTGTCCCACCGGCCGGCAGCCTTCGAGTCCTGCTTCAGGCTCACCTCGGGAAAGAGCTCCTTGTAGGTCGTCTGGTCCATCAGATCGCGGACCTTGCGGCCAAAGCGGACGGCGAGCTCGCTGTTGTGGGTGGCTTCAATGGCCTTGGTTCGCGGGTCGCGGCCCATGAGGTACGCGGGCAGGAGATAGGACGCGAACTCAGACTTCGTGTGCCGGGGCGGCATGTTGATGATCAGGCGCTTGAGCGTGCCGTTGGCGATCCGGTCAAAGGCCTTGGCCATCTTTTCATGGTGCGCGCCCAGGATTGCCTCGGGCCAGACGTAGCGCACGAAATCGATGAAGTGAGTCCTCGCTCGCTCCTGCGTCTGCAGTTGCGCGAGACGGTATTCGAGCTTCAGGCGCTCTGCTTCAATCTCTTCAGAAATCACTTTAAGTTTGGTTCCACGTGGAGAGCTTGATGGTACTGCAGGTGGCAGGAACGGCATAGCCACCGGACCTGCAGCGGCTTGCTGTAGTCGTCGTGGTGCTTCTGGGCGACTGGGTCATGGCACATGGAACAGGGCTCGGGCGCGATCTTGCCCCGTCGCTGGTACACGTTGGCATAGGCACGGGCATTGGCGCGCTGGCGCTGATCCGGCGGCAGGTCCGCGTGCCGTGGGCGAGTGGCCCTGGCGTATGCAGCATGGCACGCGCGGCAGTACCGCTGGGGCAGGCGGTCGTTGGGCTGACCACATTTCGAGCACGTTGTTTTCATGGAACGAATTGTATTTGTTCCACGAAAAATTGCAAGCCGAAATCGAGTTTTTTGCAAAGGGGGCCTGTTTCCGGGGAACAGGAAAACTGTTCTGACCACCACTGACTGCGTAAAACCGGGCCAAGGCCTTCGTCAACCGCGACCGGGGCCGTTTTTTGGGCCCGGGGCACCGGCCCGGGGGCCGCGCGCCGGCGGCCAGGGGACCCGGACCGGGCACCGGGGGCCGCGCACCAGGTACCGCGCACCAGGCGCACGCGCCACGGCCGGCGGCCACCAGGGCGCACGCGCCGGGGGCCACGGATCGGCCACCAGGTGGCCCGGATCGGGGGGCCGCGCACCAGGCACCAGGCGCACCAGGGCGCGCACCAGGTAGCACGCCACCAGGCACGCGGGCCACGGGCCACGGCCCGCGCACCAGGCGGCCACGGGCCACGGATCGGGGGCCAGGGCATGCGATACACCGGCCACGGATCACGGGCCCACCGGGGCGGCCCGGGGGCCAGGTTTGCCCGCATGCGGCCGGCGCATGGGGCCATGCAAAAAAGACATAGATAAGGGCTCGGCGTGCGATACCAGGCGCAAAAAAGCCCGGCACCTGGCCGGGCTCGGGGCGGATACCGGGGGACCGGCTCAGGCGGGCATGCCGGCCCGGGCGGCCAGGTCCTGCAAAATTCGGGCGGCCGTGTCCAGGGCGTCGCCCTTGTCGTCGGTGTGATATTCGGCCACCAGGCGGCCGGCCGGGTCCCAGGCCTGCACCCGATATTCGGACCATTCCCGATCATGGCCGACGCGCACGCGGCCGACGTCCTGCACGGCCTGCACCTGCACCAGGCGGCCCACCACTGCGCCGGCCCTCATGCTGCACCCCCGACCAGCTCGGGCTCGGCCAGCTCCCAGGCGGCCGCGTCATATCCGGCCAGGGCTCGGGCGTCGGTGTCGGGCAGGTAGCGGCCACCATTGCACCGGGCCAGGGCGGCCGCACGGATGGCGGCCAGGTGGGCGGCCGGCTCGCTCACGTCCCAGGCGGACCAGTCGCAGGCCTGATAGGCCAGGCAGTCGCAGGCCTTGACGATGGCCACCGGGGCCAGGTCCTGGCCGGCGGAATAGTCCAGGCCACCGAAGGGGGCCAGCTCGTCGGCGTAGCGGCCGGCGTAGCGCTCCAGGAATGCGGCCCGATTCGCTGCGGCCAGCTCATGCGCCACGGCGTCGGGGCTCACGCCTGCGGGGATTGCACCAGCTCGGACGGCCCAGGCCACCAGGGCGGAAACGTGGTAATCGTTGACGACAAAACAGCTCATGATCTTTCTCGCTTTCTAGGTTGATCCCGGCCACCGTGGCCGGGGCTTAAATTTTAGTCCAAAAAATCCAGGGCACGCAAGCCCCCGGCGGCCAGGCACAAAAAGCCCGGCACGCGGCCGGGCTCGGGCACCAGGTGCAGCAGCTCAGGCGGCCATGGCCTGGCGGGCGGCCCCCGGGTTTTCGCAGGGCTCGGCCCGGGCGAGCTGGCGGGCTTGCATGCGGTAGGTGTCGCCCCGCTCGTCGGCAACGCGCCACCCCCGACGCGGCCCGGCGGGCTCGATCAGGCGGTAAGCCCGGCCCCCGTACTGCACCCAGGCACCAGGGGCAGGGGCGGGCCTGGCCTGGCGGCCGGCATGGTAGGCCCGGACCCGCTCGCGCCACTGCAGGGCCCACCCGTCGCGCTCGGCATGCGGGGCGGCCAGGTAGGCCAGGGGGCAGTCCTGCGCGCAGGGTCCCACCGATTCGTCCAGGTCTTTATAGCCCCACCCGTCGCCCCGGCCGGACTGCAGCAGGTCCAGGCCGATCCAGTGCAGGCCGGTGGCCCGCTCGCGCACCAGGTACCAGTGATGATTCCCGACGGTGCAGGCGCGCACCAGCTCCAGGTTATCGCCGAAACGTGCCGGCCGGCGCAGGTGGCGCACCAGGTCGGCACGGGTGGCCCAGCTCGGAGAGAAAAGCCACCCCATGATTAAGCCCCCACCAGGTCGGCGGCCAGCAGCTCGGCGGCCCGGGCTTTCAGGGCCGCACCGGCCCCGAACCATGCCGATTCAATCCGGGTATTGTTGGAGCGGCCGCGCGCATGGTCCACCAGCTCGGTGACGGCGTTAAGCATGGCCCACCGGGTACCGGCCACCCCGGGCAGGTCCGACCCGATGGCGCGGCCGTTGAAAAGCTCCAGGACCTGGCGGTAGGCTTTGCTTTCCTGCAGGGGCTTGGCGCTCGTATGGTACGGGGCCAGCAGCTCAGCCAGGAATTCATCCGCATCGGCCTGGCCCATGGGGACGTCGGCGAGCTGGCGGGACTGCACCAGGAATGATTCCCAGGCACCGGCCACAATCCCGAGCTGCAGGCGCACGGCGTCGGCGTCGAATCGCTCGGAATGCAGGACCCGGACGGCGCTCTTCAGGTAGCCCAGGCTTTGCTCGGTCTCGCCCTTGATCACGCGGCCGGCGGAATAGCCCCCGACGGCGGCCGTGATGGTGTTATTGCACACCACGCGGATGGCGGTAAATTTCGCCACGGTGGCCATGGTCCCATCATAGGACGTGCCCAGCAGCAGGTAGGGCTTCACCAGGTCCCGGGAAACCACGGGGGCCGCGTCGCCCACACTGGCCAGGGCCCACACCCGGCGGCCGTCGCTCAGGGCCCCGGCCGTTTCGAGCTGAAAGCCCCCGAGCTCGACGAGCTGGCGGAAAAAATCCATCACCTGGCCAGGCTGGACCACGTGGTAGGAATCGGAAACCACGGCCAGGGGCGCGCCGGTGTCGGACCGGTGCAGGACCTTACGCGCCGGCCAGGTCTGGGGCTCGCTGGCGGCCGGGGAATCGTACCGCACGGGGGATTCCAGGACGGTATAGCCTAGGCCGGCTTCACGGGTCCAGGTCTCGATGCTGGCCCCGGGGGTCAGTGCCTGGCCCAGGCCATGCCAGGGGGTTTGCCCAGCGTATGCCATTGCAGCGCGGCCGGTGGTGGTGTCGATCATGTGTGCCATTTTGCTTTCTCGCTTTCTGAAGTTGCGCCGGGCGGAATTGCCCGACGCCTGAATTTTAGTCTAAAAAAATCCAGGGGCGCAAGCCCCCGGCAAAAAATATTTTCAGGCCTGGCCCAGGTCGCCGACCACGTGATGGCGCAGCAGGGACCCCGGCGGCAGGGACCGGGCAAAGCCCACCACGGCGGCCGCGTCGTCGGCGGCCCCGGTTTTCCGCGTCGCATTCCACTGCAGGCGCACCGGGCCCCCGTTACCGTAACACCCGCCGGGGGTGTCCGATCCCACCAGGGCGGCCCCGGACCCATGCGCCACGAATACCACGACAAAATCCCGATCCCCCCGGGCGCACAATGGGCGGCCGTTGCCACACTGGGCGCAGCTGAAATTCTCGGCCAGCTCGGCCGGGCATTGCACGAATCGGACCCCGTCGCGCGTGCAGGGCCACACCGTGCCGGCCGGGGCGGCCACCACGGCCGGGCGGCCGATGGCCACGGCGGCCAGGGCGTCGGCCATGGTGTCGCAGCTCGCATTTATCACGGTCTCGCCGGCGGCCGGTACCGGTAGCAGCTCGGCCGGAAAATGCGAATAGGTCCAGGCCTGGCCATTGCGCGGCACGGCCTGGCGCAGGGCGGCCAGATAATCGGCGTCGATCAGGTCGGCCGCGTGGTCCCCCTGGGGGTTCAGGGCGCAGGTTTTCGGGCAGGTCCCGAAAACGTGGTGCGCGCCGGCCCGGTAGGTCACGGCAATGGGGCCGGTTTTTTTGTTGCCCGACGTGGTAACGGTTTTGAGCATGATGGTCTCGCTTTCTCGCTTTCTGGTGGTGTCGCCCAGCGCAACACCTGGCGGAATTTTAAGCCATCAAAAAATCAACTGTCAACACCCCGGCGCAAAAAATCTAGCGGCCGTTGATCAGGGAATGCAGCAGCCAAAAAAGCCCGAGCTTTGCCACCGTGCGCGCATGGCGCAGCAGGCCGGCCCGGCCGTCCGGGTCCGGTGGTGGTTTTCGTGGTGGTCGGGTTAGGCGCAGGCGGTCACGCCGACGCATACCGGCGGCCGCTTCGCTTGTCTTCGTCCAACTGGGCGGCGGCTTCGGTCAGTAGCATGGCCCGATGCTGCAGGCGGCCGGCTTCGGCTCGCCACGCGTCGGCGGTCTCGCGCAGGCTATCAGCGGCGGATTTTCCAGGGCTTAGGCGCACGTCCAGGGACGTCGGGCCGGATTGAATGCAGGCATAGGCGCATTCCGCGCCGATTAGGGTTTTCACGCGCATGGTTTTCTCGCTTTCTGTTGCCCGGGCCCATGCCCAGGTCGTGCCATGGTAACGCGTGCCGGTGTTAACTGTCAACTTTCGGCCAGGTGCTGGCGCAGCCGGTGCCACATCGGGGCCGCGTAGTTCCACCGGTCCAGGGGCTCCGCGTCAATCCCGAGCTTCACCAGGTCCAGGGCCTGCTCGCCACGGTACAGCAGCAGCTCGGCCTTACGCGCGGCCACCGTGCCGGGCGGGTGATATTCCACCAGGATGAACGTCGGGCAGCCCATGTTCGCGTGCGATACGTGGAATGCCACCTGATGCGGGCGCAGCTCCACCTTGCGGCCACGGCGCACAACCTTGAGCTCGACGGGCACGAAAATGCCCTCGGGCTTCATTGCGATCAGGCAGTCCGGAATGCCCAGGTTCACCCGGTTTTCAATCCGGGATATACGGCAGTTTTCGAGGTTTTCCCGGACCCGGTTGTACAGGCGGCTCTCCGGCTTCACTGGCATGGGGTTCTCCGTTCTCGGGCGGCCGCTCGTCGGCGCTGTCGTCTTCGGTCTCTTCGGCCGGTGCGGTGTCCGGCAGCTCGGCCAGCTCAGGGTCCGATTCCAACTGTCGGGGCGTGATGTCGATCACAGGGCCCCCGCCTTGGCCATACAGGCGGCGGATTTCCTCCAGCTTGCGCATGACCTCTTCCTTGGACATGCTGTCGATGGTCCCGTGCCTGATTTCCTTGCGGTCGATGTAGATCGTGCCCAGGGCTTGCCCCCGGCGGTATTCGGCCTGC